GCATACGAGATATTGGCGTGACTGGAGTTCAGACGTGTGCTCTTCCGATCTAAGGCGACGTTGAAGGCCAAGGCCGATGCCGAGGCCGCCGCCGCCAAGGAGGCCGCGAAGGCCGATGAGGCACCGAAGGCCACTCGTACCAAGGTTTCCGAGTAGCAGGGGGTGAACTGTGGCCGCCGATGCTCTGGCTCCTCTTGCGACGGTGGCCCAGTTCGAGGAGGGCCCGTTCAGCAATCTCGTGTCCGGACTGACCACCGCGGCCAAGCAGAATCTGCTGATCAACGCGACCAGGAGTTGCGAGTCGGCGTGCGATCGTCGGCTGGCGCCGTTCACCCGCATTGTGGAGACCCAGCGGGCGGATATGCTGGACGTCGAGGACACGGTGGATGCCTACATGCCGTTGGACCCCACCGCGCAGATGGGTTTCTCCCGGGCGCAATCGCTTGGCTCGACGTTGCTGGTGCGGCACTTCTGGGTGCGGGAGTACCCGCCGCGGTACCCGGATCTGTGGACCGGGTCGGTGGCCGCGATCAGCCTTTTCATGTCGTACTCCGGCCAGGTGTCGGTGTCGATGTCCGGTGTGCAGTACGAGCCGGATACCGGTCACTGCCGGTTCGCGCTGGGTACCTATGTGCCGCCGGGGACCACCATCCAGGTCATCTACTCCGGTGGTTACTCCGTGGTGCCGGGCGACTTGGTCGAGGCGTGCAAGTTCATGGCGGCAAGTTCGGTGGTCAAGCAGCTCGATCCGGTCGACGGCCGGTCCGGCCACGACCCTGACGCGCTGCGTAACGAGGCGATGGAGATGCTCGCAGGCTACGTCCGGCGGTGACTCGTGGCGTTTGAAAAGGCGGGGTGGAAGCTTCCGAAGCTGTTCACCCCCAAGGGAAAACGTAAGTCCAAGGGTCACCCGCTCTCGGCTTCCACCAAGGCGAAGATCTCCGCGGCGCTCAAGGGTCGGAAGATCCCGCGCCGCAAGGCCTCCAGCCACAAGGGGCACAAGCTCTCGGCCGAGACCAAGGCCAAGATTTCCGCGGCGCTGAAGGGGAAGAAGCGCGCGGAGAGGATCGCGGCCAAGCAGCAACGCAAGCTCAGTGCCGCCACCAAGGCGAAGATCTCCGCGGCGCTCAAGGGTCGGAAGGTCGTCGGTCACCCGCAGTCCGGGGCGACGCGGGCCAAGATCTCCGCGGCGTTGAAGCTGGCCCCGCATACCGCGCATTCGATGTCGGCGGCGGCGCGGGCGAAGTTGTCGGCGGCGCTGTCGGCGCGGGACCGGGCGCTGGCCAGGGCGCACAAGTCGACGGCGACCGCGAAGCGGGCGGGGAAGCCGCCGGTGCCCGGTCGTAATCCGATCAAGCGCAGCAAGTATCGGTTGATCACCGCCGGGGTGCGCAAGCAGCATCCCGGGTTGCTGCGCACCCACCATCGCAAGCGTCGTCGGTCCCTGTCGCTGCATCGTCAGAGGCCTGCGCATCGCGTGTGGCGCAAGCGCCGGAGGAGGTAGCCGGTGAGTACCGCCGATGCCGTCGACCGGGAGACCGCCTGGCTTCAGACCAGCGGCGATGGGCTGCCCGCGTTGCCGGTGACCGCCGGGGGAGCGTGGAGTGTGGTGTCGGGGTACTGGCCGCGTACCGCGGCCAAGCGCGCCACCGGCCAGCTCTACGTGCTGCGCCGCTCTCTGGAGGAGAAGCGCTTCGCCAACCAGCGTCGACTCGCGAGCTACGAGTTCGAGCTGAAGTTGGTGTGGCCGCACAACAGCGGCGCTGGGGATGCCCAGGCTGATCAGCGCGCGTTCGACGCGGCGATCGACGCGGTGCTGGTGCGCGTCGGCGGGTTCGTCGGTGACAAGACGCACGGCGGCCGGTTCTTGTCGGTCGCGGAGGAGCCGCACTGGGTCCGGATTCATTGGGAGGACCCGGCGGTCACGCTGCCGACGGAGGCCGCGTTTCACGCGACCGTGATTTATCACGCCGACGATATCGAGATCACCGGCTAGCAGCCCACCCCGTTTGTGACCCTGTCCCGTATTCGCGGCGGGGTTTCTCGCATGCCTGGAGGAGAGTCTTGTGCGCCAGCGCAACGCGGGTGTCGGCCCGCTCCTTGTGATGCTCGATCCGCCGGTGGAAGTGGCGGCGGGCGAAGAGATCGACCACGACGTATTGCTCGCCGGGTTTGAGCCCGTGGCGAGTTCACCACCCGATCCGCCCGCGTCTGCGGTGGCGGATAAGCCGGTCAAGAAGAACGTGGGGGCCGCGTCGTCGGCACCAGACGCTGAGGAGGCGAAGTAATGGCGGCACAGCTTTCTCGGCTCGCGAAGCTCGGCATGGCCAAGGAGGTCACTGCCGGGACCTACGTTACGCCGTCGGTGTATATCCCGTTCATGAAGGCGGCACATGAGGATGTGTACGCTGAATTGAAGGATGAGTCCTACCGGTACAACGACTCGGTTCTTCAGGGCATGTACCAGGGTCCGGTGAACGCTACCTGGGATATTGATGTCCTGGCCTATCCGGATCTGATCGGGCATTTCCTGCGTGGCGTTATCGGTCCGGACACCGTCTCTGCGGGTGTGTCCACCACGTTGTCGTCGTCCACCTCGATCGGTGCTACCTCGATCTCCACGGCCGCGTCGATCGCCGCGAACTCCTACATCGTGATCGACACCTCCACGAACCTGGAGTATGCCAAGGTCACGGCGGTGTCTGGTAGTGGTCCGTACACGCTGACGGTCACCGGTGCTGGGTCCACCGGTGGTCTGCTCAACGCGCACACGTCCTCGGTGGCGGTGGTCAGCCAGACGACGCACACGTTCAAGCAGAATGCGACCGCGGCAAAGAGCACGTATTCGTTGACGGTGGACGACACGGTCGGCAACATTCTGGGCTACACGATGTGCACGGTGTCCGATCTTCAGTTCAAGATCGATCCGAAGGCCATTGTTACGCTGAATGTGAAGATGACCGCGCTGCCTGGAGTCGCGCAGTCCGCCATCACGCCCACCTATACGGCGTACGCGCCGAATCTGGGTTGGGAGTGGACGATGGTCAACGCCGGGGGTACCTCCACCCGCGGGTTGACGTTCGATGTCACGGTGAAGCGGGCGGTGGATCCGGTGCACTCCAGCAACGGTGTGCAGGCTCCCCGGGAGATCTTCCAGGGCGCTCTGGAGGCGGACGGCACCTATAAGGCGATTTTCGAGAACAACACCGATCTCAATCTGTACTTGAACTACACGCAGTCCCCGGCGACGGCGACGGTAACGCAGCCCATTGCTCAGGGTGGCCAGAGTTTGGCTATCACTATGAGCAAGAGTGGCTGGTTCAAGGGCAAGAGGGATTACGGGCAGACGTACATGCAGGCCGATTTCAGTCTGTCCGGGATTTACAACTCGACTGACTCTGGATCGGTGTCGGCCGTATTGAGTAATTACCAGACCGCATCGTACTGATAGGGACGCTGACCGCATGGCAGGATATGAGAATCGGTTTATCCGACATGAGTTTCCCGAGTTGGGTGAGGGCATCTTCGTGGAGATGCGCAACCCGATGAGCTGTCCGCCCGACCTGCTCAACCTCGACGGTGCCACCGACATCAACGGGCACTACGTGCGGCTGGCCGCGCTGATTCGGAACTGGCATGTTCTGGATGCCACCAGCGACGAGGACGATCAGCCTGAACTGGCGCTTCCGGCCACGCCGGAGTCGGTGCGCCAACTGCCGTCCCGGATTGTCATGACGCTGATCAAGACCCTCAATGAGGGCCTCACCCCTCCCTGACCCCCGGCTCCCGGTACTTCGAAGACGTTTTCATTGCGGCGGAAAGCATCTTCGATGGGACCTGGGGATCGGGGGAGCCGCCAGGTGAGCTGATCGAGTTCCTCCTGATGCAGGGCATGCACTGGACCTGGACCGACCTCCAGGCCACGCCGCCCTACGTCCGGCACTTCGCCTGGCACTTCTTGCAAATGCAGTGGAGAGCCCGGGGGTAACCATGCTGAACGTCACCGGCCTGTCCGACCTAGTCGCCGAACTGTCGGCAATGCCGGTGCGCCTAGAGGAGGCCAGCAAGGGGGGCCTGCGCGGTGGGGCGTTTCTCTGCGAGACCGAGGCGCGGCGGCTGCTGACCCAGCGGGCGCACCCACGCGGGACACCCACGCCATCGGTAGCGCCACAGCCCCCGGCGGAGATCAGTGGCGCGTTGCGCGGCAGCGTGAAGGCTGATCGCGAACCGACCACCAAAGGCCTGGGGCAGTGGTCAATCCGGATCACCTCGGGCCTGGTCTACTCGGCCGTTCAGGAGCACGGCGGCACGGTCGGACGCGGGTCAAGACTCCCGCCACGGCCCTACCTCAGCGTTGCGCTGCGCAACCGGTCCGCGGCAATGATCGAGCTGATGATCCGAGCCTGGGCGCAGGCCCTGAAGTCCTGACCCCATGTCCGCTCACCAATCCCGAAGCGGGGGTGAGCGGACATGGCTGGCGCCGGACCGGTCGTCGCAATCTTCGAGGCCAACGTTGCCGGGGCACTGGAAGCCATCAGCGCCTACAAGGACTCGCTGGTGCAGCTGGAGGAGCGGTTCGTCCAGACCGGCGAGGCCATGGCCCGGCTGGATGAGCAGATCGCCGCCAGTGAACGTGCCTTCGTTTCCGCGCGCACCGAGATGCTCTATCTGGGCGAGGGTGCCGCCGAACTGGAAGCCAAGCTGGTTCCCGTCGGCGATGCGGCCTCCGACATCGCCAAGGGGCTCAATGCCGTCGGCAGGGCCGCCGAGGCCAGCGCCACCAAGATGCAGGCGGCTGACGACGCCTACACCCGCTTCTTGGCGCAGGCCGAGGACGCCGACCGAGCCATCGGCGCATTCTCCTCCCGGCTGGCTTCGCTCAATGCCGAACTGACCGGCATGGCCAAGGCCATGCAGGAATCGGCAGCAGCAACGGCAGAACTGGCGGCGGCCAGCGACAAGGCGGCGGCGAACTCGTCGAAGATTGTCGCGGCGAACGCGGCGACCAAGGGATCGCTGAACGAAATGCGGTCGTCGCTGCTGATGATCGGCGGTGCGTTCGACCTCGTTGATTTTGGTGCACTGAAGATCGCGGGTACATTCCAGGCAAACATGAATCGCCTTCAGACTGAGGCCGGTCTGTCGACGGAACGTATCAATCAGTTTGCCGGATCTATGGGCGGGTTGCAGTCCAAGGTTATCGATGTCGGCAACGCCACGGGTTTTGCTGGTACCGAAATCAGCAATGCGCTGTATGAACCGATCTCGGCCGGACTGTCCCTGTCGGATGCCCTGAATACGGTTAAGTACAGTGCCGAGGAAGCAAAGATCTCCGGTTCCTCACTGGAAGACACTACTACCGCGCTGACCGCAATCATGAAGGATTTCGGCGGCAGCATCTCCTCTCCCGAGCAAGGCATGGCGGATCTCAATGCCATTGTCGGCCAGGGAATGATGCGGTTCCAAGACTTCAATCAAGCTATCAAGAACTGGGCCCCCACCGCCTCTACGTTCGGCGTATCGCTGCTGTCCGCTGGTGCGGGCCTAGCCTTCATGACCGACCGCGGCGAGTCCGCGACGTCGGCCGGTACAAAGCTGGCCCAGGTCATGGCCATGATGGTCGGCCAGACTACGCAGGCCGGAAAGCTGATGGGCGCCCTGGGGCTGTCCACCGACGAGGTCGCCACCAGCAACGAGGCCATGGCCGGTGCCATGTCCACCGCGCACGTCACCACCAGTCAACTGGCCGATGACCTGCGTAGGCCCGACGGCCTGGCCGTGGCCCTCAATGATCTCAAGGGCCACTTGGCGGCCGCGGGGCTCAGTGCGGACGCCACGGATTCGGTCCTGGTCCGCGCGTTCGGCGGTGGTCGCCAGTTCAAGGGACTGGCCGAGCTGATCTCAAATACTGACCAGCTTTCGCAGAAGTTTGACCAGATGAGCCATGATGCGAACATCGCACACTTCGAGGAGCAGTGGAAGACCGTTTCCGACTCGTTCCTTCAGCAATGGGCTGACATGAGTGCGGCACTCAAGAACTTTGGCATCATGGTCGGCACCAACCTGATGCCCATTGCCGCCAGCATCACTTCGGTGTTTGCGGGAATGTTCCGAGCTATCGGCGAAAACAAGACGCTGATCTCGGCGGTATCCGCATCGCTGGGTGTCCTGGCTGTCGCATTTCCCATCGCGGCGGCGGCAATGTTCATTGCGAAAATGTCTGAAACCGCAGTAACCATGACCCTGATTACCGGCAAGATTGCCCTGCTTGCCGCAGGATTTGAATACGGCGCCACTCACCTCGACTCGTTCTGGGGTGTGGCAACGCTTGTTGTCACCAGCCTGATCGCCCTCGCGTCGGCGGCGGGACCGCTGATGAGCGTACTGTCGAGCATGGGCAGTGGATTCAACACGGTCAAGACTGCTATCGGAGTCTTTGCCTTGAACGTTGAGGGCGCCGAGGCGGGTATGGCAACGTTCAAGGCCATTGGTTCTGGCGTGGTCGATTTCCTTACCAGCGGATGGGGACTTGCACTAGGTGCGGCCGCTGCTCTCATTGGTATCTTCTCGACGCAGACAGACCAGGGCGCGACGGCGGTCGATGCACTTACCCAGGCGCTGACTCAGGACTCTGGCGCGTTGGGGCAGAACTCTGCGGCATGGGTAGCGAACACTCTCCAGAAGAACGGCGGCCTGGCCGCAGCCAAGGCCATGGGCATCAGCACCACGGATGTCACGGCCGCCATTCTTGGTAACGGTGACGCACTCGCTCGTGTCAATGGTGTTATCAATGCTAGTAAGGACACCTGGACGGTCTACGCTGGCGAAAGCCAGCAGGCCGATAGTACGCAGACCGACTTCACTGACAATGCCAAGATCCTTATGTTGGCCATGGGGCAGACCAAGGATTCGGTCAACGCTACCGTCGATGCCTACCAGGCCACCACAGCTGCCACGGTGAAAGCAACCGAAGCGCAGTCGAGTAATACTCGCGCAATGCTGGCGGGCGATTCATCGCAGATGGACTTCTCGCAAAGCACCATGCAGGTGAAAGACGCCCTGAGTGCAGCCTCTGCGGCGGCATCGAAGCTGACTGATGCACTAAATCTTCTCAACGGCGGCAACATGGACGCCGAGAAGGCGAACTTGGCCCTCAAGGACTCAATCGACGCTATGAAGAAGGCCCTTCAGGGCGGTAGTGACGCGATTGACGACAACACCGAAAAGGGCCGGGCAAACATTAAGGCGATTCTTGATGGGGCCTCGGCGGCGGCCACTCATGCTGAGGCCGTGGCCAAGCAGACCAATAGTACCGACAAGGGCACTGCGGCATTCAATGCGGATGTCATTGCGCTGCAAGCTCAGATGCGGGCTGCTGGATTGAATGAAGATCAGATCAAGGCCATGACTACGGCGTATCTTCAGGTACCCAAGAACATCGATACTGTGGCCAACCTCAACACCGGACAAGCCATGGACGATGTCTATTCACTAAGGGCGGCACTGGAAGGTATCAAGGATAGGACTATCAACGTCCATGTCAACACCATTGGCACAATCCTCAGGTCAGATGGGTCGGGCCGTACGGCAATGGGCGTGGGCATGGAGGCGACCGGTGGCCTGGTTCAGCATTTCGCCGGGGGAGGGGTGACCGGGTTCGGGCCGGGTGGTTCGGTGTCGGGACCGGGGACGACCAGTTCCGACAGCATCCCGACGATGCTGTCCGACCACGAGTACGTGGTGCGGGCGAACGCGGTGGCCAAGACCGGGACGAACGTGCTGGACGCCATCAACGTCGGTGATCTGAACTCGGCCTACAGCATGCTCGGCAGCCTCTCGGGTGTGAACTCCGGTGGCGGTGGCATCGACATGGCCGCGCTGGCCAACGCCGTCGGGGGCAAGAAGGGCTCGGACGGGCCCGACGTTGTGCAGGTCTTCGTCCAGGCCCAGGGCAGCATCTATGCCCAAAACGACCTCCAACGTGAGATTCAGCAGATCGTCCAGCGCTACGCCGGGCGGAACAACGGGCCAGGCTGGACGGGGGCGGGGGTGTCGTAAGTGGCGATTCCCAATCCGAACCGGGCGCTGGTGGTGGTGGACTGCGATTTCACCGTCGGGCCGCCGGGGACGGCGACGGCCAACCGGATGAGCCTGGAGGCGCCGAGTCGGCGGATGGCGGTACGTCAGATCCAGACGCAGCGCGGGCGGCAGTACGAACTGGATCAGACGCAGGCGGGGACGGCGACGGTGACCGTCACCGATCCGCTGGAGCAGCTGAACCCGCAGAACGCGTCCTCGGCGTTCCTGGTCAACGGCGGCATGATCATCCCGTATCGGACCCTGACGATCCGGGCGTTCTGGCCGCTGACCGGCAACCTGTTCTGCTCCACGGTCAACCCGAGTTTCGACCCGTCGTTCGAGGCTGGCACGTCCACGTTCACCATCGGTGGTGGCGGAACGCTGGCCAGTTCGACCGCGCAGCATTTCGTCGGCTCGAAGTCATTGCTGGTGACCCAGGTCGGCGCCAGCGCGCCGTCCTGGGCGCAGGTCATCATCCCCGGGATTCCGGGGATCACGGTCACGGTCAGCGTGTACGCCTACCTCACTGGTGGCGCGCGTCTTCAGGTGCAGACCCCGGACGGGACGCTGTCGTCGATCCTGACCACGCAGACCACCTGGACCCGGGTGTCGGTGACCTACGTAATGGTCGACGCGCAGGAAACGATCGTGTTCCGGGGTACGAACGTGGCCAACCCCACCTTCTACCTGGACGCGTTCCAGGTGGATATCGCCGCGGCGGCGACCACGTTCACCACCTCGGGCCCGACCCGGTATGCAATCTATGCCGGGTACGTCGAGAGGTTCCCCACCTCCTACGACATGTCCGGCAAGCGGGCCACTCACCCGCTGACCGCGGTGGACGCGCTGGCGGTGTTGAGCCGCACGGTGATCAACCAGAGCTACAAGGCCACCATCACCGCAGACAACCCCCAGCTGTACCTACCTCTGTCCGACCTTGGGGCACCGGGGAACTTCGTCGTCGGCGGGGCGAACTTCGCCAAGTCGTTGTCCCCGTCGCCGACCGGGTCACTGGACTGGGCGGGCGATCAGTTCCTCGACGGCACCAACGCGCTGTCGGTGGTGCAGAAGAACCCGACGGATCCGCCCAGCGTCGGCGCGACCTCGGCGTACACCACCGAGTGGAACATCATCGGCGGCGGCCAGTTCGGCTACACCTCGGCCAATGGCATGACGATCGAGTGCTGGTGCAAGTACGTGTCCGGTGAGGTCACCGCGTTGCAGGTCGCGGTGGTGCCGGACGGGAAAACCGCGGTACCCGACTGGCAGTTCTTGCAATTGACCACCGAGTTGCACGCGAAGATGCAGGGCGCGGTGTACGACTTTCCGGCGTCGGTGGCGGTGTCGCTGGCGTCGTTGCCCGCGTCGAATCTGGGGTATGCCGACAGCACGTGGCATTATCTGGCGTTGACGTTGTCGGGTACCGGTACGGTCATCACCGCGAACCAGGATGGCGTCGAATCCCCGTTCGCAATCAGCGGTGGCACGCTGTCGGGGTTCTGGGGCATCAACAACATCCATTTCAACGCCACCACCGCGTTCGGTGATCCGCAGGCGCAGATGAGTCTGTGCAACGTCGCGATCTACGCCTCCGATATCGGTTCCACGCGGCGGCTGGCGCACTACAACCGCGGTGCGGGCTATATCGGGGAACGCTCCGGTGCTCGGGTGGCGCGGCTGTTGAGCCAGTACTGGGCTGGGGCGACCAGCGTCGCGACCGGCTATGCGGCGATGGCACCCGATTACAGTTACAACACACGCACGGTGCTGGATGTGCTTCAGGAGATCCAGGACACCGAGCATGGCCTGGTGTATGTCGATACTACCAACAAGGTCGTGTTCGAGGACCGCACCAGCCGCTATCTCAACCAGGTCGCGCTGTGGGTGTTCGGTGAGAATCCGGTGGGCGCGTCGCCGACGGAGTACCCGTATGTGGGCTACTCCGACGATTACGATCCGACCTACACGTTCACGCAGGCCAATCTGTCGCGACCGGCGAACAGCACGTTCGCGCCGATGATCAACGCCACGTCGCAGGCCCAGTTCGGTCAGCGGATTCTGTCGCAGACGGTGCAGGTCAACACTGATTTCGACCTGACCCAGGCGGGCATCTTCTACTTGGATCGCTATGCCGCGCCGAAGGTGCGGATCGCGAAGTTGACGCTGGATCCGTCGGCGAATCCGGCGTTGTGGCCGGTGGTGCTCAGTCTGGAGATCTCGCAGCGGGTCAGCGTGAAGCGGCGGTCGGACTCGTTGACCACCAGCAACGACTACTACATCGAGCAGATCACCCACAACATCGATGCCGAGAACGGCACCTGGACGATCGACTTGCAGCTCTCGCCTGTGTTCGTGCCCGTGGCGTGGGTTCTGGGTGACGCCACGTACGGAATCCTGGGTACCTCGACAGTGCCCATCTACTAGCCGCATCTGGTCAGGTCTCGGCCCCGGCAACGTAAGAAAGGGGCTGATCGCATGACGATGCCCACCTTTACCGATGGTACTGTCGTTCACCAGGGCGACCTTAATACTCTGTCGGCCGGTATCAACAACCTCAGCACCTATTCGCTGGGCGCGGTGCCGCCTCGGGCGTATGTGCCGACGGTCCGGCTTCGTCGTACCACGGGGCAGACCATTCCCACCAACGCCAACACGGCGGTGTCCTGGGATACCGTCGACATCAACAACGACAACATGTTCTCCCTGTCCTCGCCGACGGTCGTGACCGTGCAGACCGCGGGGAGTTACGCGGTGGCCATTGAGTACGGTTTCGCGTCGAACAACACCGGCGGCAGGGTGTTGTGGGGGACAAAGAACGGCACGACCACCAACGTGAACTCGGGCTGCATCGACGAGCAGAACGCGACGACGGTGAGTACCGGCAGGGGCAACACCCTGCACGTGTCCAGCATCTTCCCCAACTGTGTGGTGGGGGACACGTTTTTCGGGGTCGTGTTCCAAAGTTCCGGCGGCAACCTGACCAACGTCGTCTCCCCGTTCTGGCCGTACTCCAGTTTCAACATGTGGCGCATCGGTCCCTAAGGAGGCGCGGTGGACGGCATCGATGTCAGCGGGTTCAACACCGTCACGAGTTGGCAGTCGGTGCGCAGCACCGGCATCGGGTTCGCCTCGATCAAGCTCACCCAGGGCACCTACTACCGCTCGCCCACCGCGGCCGCGCAGGTCACCGGCAGCAGGGCGGCCGGGGTGCTGACCGGCGGTTACCACTTCGGCGACCCCGGCGCCTCGGCGGCCGCGAACGCCGACTACTTCGTGGCCGCCGCGCGGCCGCTGGGTGTGCTGGGCACCGGTGCGATGCTGCCGATGCTCGACATCGAGAACGATCCGGCCGACAACATCACCTGGACTGCCGCGTCGGCGAACGCGTTCATCCCGGCCTGGATCGCCCGGGTGCGGGCGGTGACCGGGCTGGCGGAGGTGGCGGTCTACGCGAACCTCTCGTTCTGGCAGACCCTGTTGCGCCCCAACGATTGGGCTGATGCGCACACGGTGTTGTGGCTGGCGCTCTACAACGGCATGCCCGGCGACACCGGCGGGTTCGCCCATCCCCGGCTGGGGATCCACCAGCACACCGACGCCGCGGTGGTGTCCGGAGTGGCCGGTGGGGTCGACCGCAACGCCACCGTGGGCGGCTTCGGGCTGCCTGACCTGACTCTCGGCGCGGCGCCCGCGCCCTCTCCCACGCCACGGAAGGCGGTGCCGACCATGCTGTTCATCCATGACAAGGCGGGCAACCGAGCCGGTCTGCTGCTGGAATCGGGTTTGTTCACCGGGCTGCCGCCGGGCGCCAACTACGTCGAGGTCGCGGCCGCGAACAACGTACCGATCCTCGATGGCGCCTCCAGCCTGTTCGACGACATCGCGGGCAAGTCCAACACGATCCTGGCCGCCCTGGTCGCCCAGGCCAAGGGCCCGTCGGGGGCGATGGACTACACGGCGCTGGCGGCGGCGCTGAAGACGGCGTTCGGCGGCGACCTGCACTGGTCGGGGACTGTCGCGGTCAACCTCGGCCTGGTCCCAGGCGCGTCATGACCCTGTCCTCACTAGGCGGCCTCGACGGCCACAAGGGTCCTTCGGGAGTCGCACCGGGCTATCCGGTGTGGCTGCGCACGTTCTACTCGCCCACCGACGACGTCCATGGCGCGCTGCTGGATCTGCTCAGCTCGGCGAGCACCTCCCTGGTGGTCGCGATGTATGGGCTCGATGACCAGGAACTGCTGGACGTCCTGGTGGCCAAGCTGCGGTCCGAGCACGTGTATGTGCAGCTGACCCTGGACAGCTCGCAGGCCGCGGGCGTGCACGAGCGCGAGCTGCTGGCGCACGCCGACCTCCCGGCCAACTCGGTGGCGATCGGCAGGTCGGAGAAGGGCGCGATCATCCACCTGAAGATGGTGATCATCGACGGCCGGTACACCGTCACCGGCTCCACGAACTGGTCGGGCAGCGGGGAAACGTTGCAGGACAACGCTGTGGTGGTCATTGACGACGCGACGGTGGCCGCCGAGGCACGCGCCCGGCTCGACGCCATCCACGCTCACGTCCTGGCCGCCGCCGCCCGGCGGGCGCGGGCGGTGACTTCGTGACCGCGCGCATGACCAGTTGGCTACGCACGGTGGTTCCGGCGTGCTGGTCGGCGCTGGTGTCCCTGCTGGTGGTGCACGGGCTGCTGCCCGCGGTGCTGCGCGATAGCGCCGACCACCTCGCCGACACGGTGGTGGTGCCGGTGGTGCTGGCCGTGGTCTACGCGGGCCTGCGCTGGGCGGAGGCCCAGCCGTGGATGCCGAACTGGGCAACCCGGCTGCTGCTGGGCTCGGCCAGCACACCGACCTACCCGCCGCCGACGCCACCACCGGCGCCGCCGGTGATCGGCCCATAACCACCACAAGGGGGGCGTCATGGTGATCCTGCGGTCGGGCCGTTCTCCCTTCGAGATCTTCATGCTGGCCGCGTGTGTGCTGGCCGGGATCGCCGGGCTGATCACCCCTCGCGCCTCCTCCAATGCGATCAGCATGCTGTTGCCCGACTGGCAGCTGATCGCCTGGTACTGGGGGCTGGTCGTGTCCGGCTCGATCGGCCTGCTCGGCATCGCGGGCAAACGGGCCACCGCGCTGCTGGTCGAGCGCATCGGGCTGGCCACCCTGAGCTGCCTGACCCTGGCCTACTCCATCGCCGTGGTCGACGCCGCGGGCCTGCGCGGTGCGTTCGCCGCCGGGATCACCGCCGCGTTCGCGGTGGCCTGCGTCGGCCGATGTTGGCAGATCGGCGCGGATCTGAAGCTGGTGTCCCGAGGTGCGGTCGAGGGGAGAGCGACGCGAGAAAGGCGGCGGTCATGAACTTCGGAGATCTCGGCCAGCTTGTCGCCGCACTCGGCGGCCTGGCGGGCGTCGGCGCGGTCATCGACGCACTGCGGCGGCGACGCAAGTTAGGCATCGACCAGGGAACGGCGGTGGCCACGACAGCCGTGAAACTGGTGGAGCGACTGGAAAAGCGGGCCGTCACGCTGGAGTCCCAACTGGACTCCACTACCGAGAAGCTGACCCAGACCCGGCAACGCGCCGCTGACCTGGACGCGCAACTGCACACCGCCAACGGTCGGGCCGATGACCTGGCCGAGCAGCTCGCCGACGCCCAGATCGAGCTGAGGCATCTGAGGTTGCAGGTCAAGTCGCTCAGCCAGGAGCTGGACCGGCGCGAGGTCGACCGCCACGGCATCGAAGGACCCTGACAAACCCGTGTACACCCGCCATGGCCACTGGATCGGCCGCGACGAGGCCACCCTGCCCGCACCGCCGGTCTATGACTGCGGCGGCCCTCACCTGTGCCCGCAGTGCGCCCTGGAGGCGCAGCGGGCCTCCCACAAGGACCCACCCATGACTTCCTTGATACACAACGACTTCACCGTCGACCAGAACCGTCATCCGGCCACCGTGCACCTGTCCCGGCAGTTCCGCTACAGCCACCTGCTGCCGTCGTTGCAGCCGGTCAGCAAGCAGTGCCACGACCTGGCGATGACCATGATCCGCGACCTGCCCGACAGTGCGGAGCTGTCGTTCGCGTTGCGGCAGCTGCTGCTGGCCAAAGACGCGTTCGTCCGGTGCGCGGTAGAACGGGACGGTCCGGTCGGTGACTGAGAGCACCACGGAGTGGACCGACATCGGCCACGGCGTCTCGATCTCCTACACCACCTGGGGTGCGCACAACCCGTGCGGCCTGATCGAACGCCACCCTGATGCCCGCACCGGTGCGGAGTGCGGCGGCGGCGTGCTGTTCGACCTCGACGGCGTCCGGCAGGCCTTTCCCGACAGAGCCGTATGGACAGTGGAGTCGCTGGATCCGTTGAGCCTCATGCCCAGCCTGCTGTGCCGCACCTGCGGGCACCACGGCTGGATCACCGCAGGGCGCTGGGTTCCGGCATAGGAGGACAGGATGCCGATCATGGTGGGCATCGAGCCCAACCCCGAACGCCTCATCCGCGCACTACGCGCCATCTCCGCCTGCTCGACCACGGTGGCCACCGCGGTCGCCGAGTGCGCCGACGCGCTCTCGGCGATCTCCGCGGAAATCGCCGATGAGCAGGCTCGACCAGACCCAAACGACACGTAGACTGGATCACGCATACCGGTGGGGACCGGGGAAACGAAAACGGGCTCTGGCATGCTCCCGGCTCACCGGTCGAGCATGCAGGGCCCGTTTTCGCGTGTCGCCACCACATTCGTCCCGTACATGGGACACGTAGGGTGTCGCGGTGCCCGAGGAGAAACGCTGGTATCTGTTGGCGTGCCTGCATTGTCGGCCGCTGCTGATCATGCCGTTCGGCAAGGACTGCGAGCGGGGCCAGTGGGCATCAGCGCATCGACGTGGCACTGGGCACGACAACTGGTTCGTCACCCAGGTCCGCAGTCAGACCCCCAGGGCGATCGAGGAGCCGGTCGACGAGCTCGCCGAATACCTGTTCGGCTCGACACCGCGAGGGCGGACCGTATGACTCCAGCGGAATGGGCCGCGATCCTGCTGCACACGGCACAGTGGCCACTGGCACCGGGGGAGCCGTGGTTCCCCGAACCGACCGAGGCCGAGATCGCCGCGGCGATGGCCATCATCGGCAAAGTCCGCGACGTGCTGGAGGACAGCGAGAACGCGCTGCTGGACCTGAACAACCTGCGCGCGGCGCGGGGGTCCGCGGGCTAGGCTGATCGTCACAAGGGAAGTTTTCTCAGCTCAATACGGTGCGCACAGGGCCCCCCTCTTCGGAGGGGGGCCCTGTTTTCGTGTGTCCTGGTCTCGATCGGGGAGTCGCTCCCGGACCGACGCCAAGGTCGCCGGGAGCGACTCAACCAGTGGCACGCGCGGCCGGTCGCAGGCTGACGGGGTCGTGTCAGCCTTCGCCTCGGCGTTGACGACCAGAGCTGGCCGGGGGCGCCGTCGGGAACCGTACCGGTACCCCATTGGGGCCTGCTCCGTCGGGTCGAGCGGGCCTAGGCTGGACGGGCTCCTACGGCTTGTACGTGGGGTGACCGGTGCAGGGTGTCGCATGCCTGTGACCAGCGTCTGTTGGTGAATTGGGTCAGGAACTGGGATGGCGTGCACGCCGCTTCGCGCTGCCCGTCGGCGGCCCGGAGGGGCTTTTCCTTGTCCGCGGGGCAATCGAGCGGGCTCCGGCGTGGGTGGTGTGCAAGACACCCCGCCAGAGCCCGTGGCGATCACGGTAGTGCATCCAAAGTGGTGCGGCCTCCGTGTCGCGCCGAATCTGGATCGGCACCACACGGAGGCCGTGACCAGCGCCGACGTCCCGCCGTAGATCCCCAAGGTGCGTATTGATCCGGCGGCAGAACTTCCCACCACGGAAGGCCTGGTCGCGGGGGAGCGTACCGACGGAGTGCGACACCCGAACGGGCTATGGCGGTCCAGAACTGGACCGGTCTATCTTTGGACCGTGACCGAGAGTGTGACTACCAGCCGGAAGGAACAGGCGCTGGATGAGCTGCGGCTGTGGCTGAAGTGGAGCAGGCGTCGCGATGAGCTTGTCTGCGAGGCGATCCGTGCAGGGAATTCCTGGAGGGAAGTCCGTGCCGCTTCCGGACTGGCCAAAGACACGCTCAGCAAGATCGTCCAGGCCGCCGGACTCACCGGTGGCCAGCCCCTATCTCAGGAGAGTGCCGTGGTTGCCGACTATCGACATCATCCTCACTTCGTGTCCGTCCAGCGCAGTACCGACGGATCCGCCGACGAGCGGTACGTCTGGAACTTCCGGCCGTTCACCGGCCGGGAAATAGACATGCAGAACCCCGTGGAATTTCCCCCAGACGTCGACAACAACCGCGTCGCCTACAACACCTGGAGGATGGCCGAGAGCGAGTACCGCTCGGCCAGGGAACTGCGTCTCAAGGCGGCCTACCTCAATGGCATGGCCGATGCCGTCACCGCCGCCGCGCCACAGTGGCGTAAGTACAGCACCGCCAGGAGCGCGGTCGATGACGCATGGGCAGCGTTGCCCAAGGCACCACGGCCGGAACTGGCCGTGCTGGAGCTGCTCAACATCCATGCTGAAGCCGTGAAGCAGGCCGAGGAGTGGGACAGGTGGGCTCGGGAAATCGCGGAACTGAACGCTCAACGGCCTGACGATATCAATCTGGACTGGGCCGATATCGCCATCAACAAGCAGGTCGACGATGCTGAGGCCATCAAGGCATGGGATGTACGCATGGAAAGCAACTATCGGATTGGATACTACGGCGGCCACGGCGCGGCCGATGACCTGAAGAAGGTCATCGAAGATCAGCGGAGTCGACTGAAGGAAGCCAAGCTGCTGACGGTAGAGAAGCGATGAACGGCACGCCGCAAGCTTCCGCACTAGCCGATGACGACACCACGATCACGCACACCCCGTCCCCACGGAAGGAACACGTCATGACCAACACGCAGACCAGAAGCAACGCGTGGCAGGCCGCCCGCGACACCGTCAGCGACGGCGTCCGGCGGATCAACGACATCACCGGCAAGTGGTCAACGCGCCCGGCAATGCAACTGGAGGCCCTCAACCTGATCGGCACCGCGCTGGCGCAGGGGAAGCGGGAGGCGGCTCGGGGCCTGCGCAGCGAGGGCAAGTCCTGGGCCGACATCGCGCCGCTGCTGGGCATCGAACTGGACCCCGGCGACCCCGGTGTGTCGGCATTCGAGTTCGTGGCGCCGGGCAGGAAGGACTTCCCCCTTGATCCCCGCACGTGCTCCTGGTCGTGCGATACCTGCGGCAAGTACATCTCCGACTCCGGCCCCTACAACCCGCATCCCTCCGACCAGGAGCGCGGGCACACCGAGGACTGCACGCGCCACAACAAGGAGATCACCGCCTACCGCAAGCGGCGTGACGAAGACTGATCCCCCACCCGTCCCCATCGTCCCGAGAGGACAATCAATGCCCGCCATCGGTACCGACGAACTCATCACCGAGCTTCGAGCCTGGGCCAGCACCAGCGACAAGAACGTTCAGGCCGCAGTTGGCCTGCTGATCGATCACGACTACTGGCTGGCCAATGGCCGCTTCGTGCGCGCGGCCGTGGTCGACAAGCACATCTCCGCCGACGTGGACGGTGCGTACATCAAGTGGCACAGCGCGCGCCAGGCATTCGACGCGGGCCTGTTCAACGGGCCCAATACCACCCAGATGGCAGTCCTGGACTTTGCCATCGACCTGGGCACCGACCGCTTCCGCCTGAACAACATGGGCAGCTGGCACCTCAAGCGGATGGCGCAGGCGATGGTCGAGGCGACCAGCTGACTCAGCGGACACGCACTGGCGTCCGCTGATCGCAGACGTAAGGGAGGCCCGGGGGATACCCACCCCCGGGCCTCTTGTACGCGTTCTTCAGACGCGGCCACCGTTGGAACGCACGCCAGCACAGGTGGGACAGGTCAAGTTCAGATGCGTCGCGCGCTACCCCTGCGCCACGGGGACATGTTGGAGCCCCCAGCCGGATTTGAACCGGCGACCTCGACGTTGCTGCCTGTCCGCGGAAGATCTGGTGTACCGGTGAGTCGTGTTCAGTGTGGAGCGAGAGCTTCAAGGTGATGCCCGCGTCTAGCCTCTGCCGAATTGGGCTACCCCAGCCTGTGGTGCTGGGAGGTGGACTCGAACCACCACTGTCGACACGGTAAATCAGACTCATACTCAGGTTCAGGCTGCGCTCGCCGGTGAGACTACACGGCCAGCAGGTAGTCCATCACTGCCTCGCCGATCTTCAGGTCGGCCACCGGCGTGGTGTTCGCCGTTTCCCGGGCAATCCTGACCGCCTCCAACAGCTCGGTCACCCGCGCCACCAGCGTGTCCCGGCGCCGCTGCACCAGTGCACCGCTCTGCTTCACCGTCGTCCAGTACCCGACGGTGACGTCCTCGTGAAGCTGGGCAACCTGTGCCGGGTGGTGCGCGGTGGCCTCGGCCACAGTGTGAAACCGCGGCACCTTGGTGGTCTTCAGCGTCCGTACCGGCTCGGTGACATGCACGCCGAGGACGGGATCGGGCTCATCCGACCAGCGCTCGGTGGGGTCCAGGGTCGGCAGCTTGCGCATGAAGGTGCCCAGGTCGACCAACTGCTTCTCCAGGAACAGCAGCGTGGTGGCGGGGACATTCTCGGCCACGACCGTGCCATCGCGCAGCACGATGTCCGCGGTGGCGTGGGCGTTGGTGGCGTCCTTGGTGGCCACCACGTCGATGTGCTCGGCGACCGGCTTGCGCAGCGCGGTCAGCATCGCCTCGACCTTGATCTCGACGTCCTTGAACTGCGGATCCAGTTCGTCGCCCTCGTCGTTGGCACGCTGGTAAGTCCGCGCCAGGCCGTAGAACGCGTCATGACGCTGGGACTGGTGATGCAGGGCGGTCAGGATCGTGTGGGCATCGTTCTGCACGGTCTTGCCGCGGGCAATGACGTGGTGCAGTCGGGCGGTCTGCGACATGCGGAGAAAACCTCTTTCGGTGCGGGGGTAACCACCGTAGGCCATGATGACGGTTACTCGTCACAGGTTTCCCGGCCCCGGAGGAGTGGTGATGTCAGCCCACCTGGTGATCCGCTGCGACCGGGCACTGCCGCAACCCTGCACGTGGACGCTGGTCACCAAGACGACCAACACCCGCGAGGCACGGGCGGCACTGGTCGCCGCGGGCGGCCGGGCCTACTGGCGCAGGGGAATGCCCGAGTTGCACCGGTGTCCAGCCGACCTGCTACCCGAGTCGGCGTGGACGTTCGTCGCTGGCCGCGGGCACCGCACCGCGCCGCGGTGCTACCGGGCACCGGACGGGTCGACCTGGCGACTGGAGTACGTCTCGGCGTGGCCGACCGGGCGGGGTGCGTGGTGGATTAATCGAGTAGGCCAGCCGGTGACCGAGGGCATCGACCTGGGCTGGTCGAGCGCGGCGCCGCTGAAGAAGGCGGAGGCGGAGGTGGCCGCGTGGGAGCCGACGACGTGAGTACGCACTACTCATCAGGCCGTAGACGGCTGATCCGCTGGGCTGTCGTGGTCCTGGGCATCAACGCGCTGAACTGCCTGGTGGCCTACCCCCTGCTGATCGGCGCCGTGGGAGTCGGCTGGGCCACCGCCGAGGTCATCGCGGTGCTGATCACGCTGTATGTCGTGCTGCGCACCATCCTGATGCAGGTACGCGGGCAGATGGGGACCAGCACCGCGTTGTACTGCCCGCCGGGCGGTGCACCGCGCTACGTGACGGTGGACGACGACGGCAGCGGGCTATCGGCCCTGCGGTTCGCCAGCGCCCTGACGCTGCCGTTCGCCGAGAGCGAACAGGACCGCGAGGTGCCCCAGTACGAGTCGATGACCCGGTGTCCGGGGTGCGGACAGCTTGACACGCACCTGGCCACCGTCTGCACGCTGATCACCCGGGAATGCCTGGTGTGCGGCCATACCTGGCAGGAGCGGTTGACGTGACCTACTACAACCGCCGGGGCAGGCCGGTGACCGACGAGGAGTTCGACGTACTGGACAGTGACCCGCACTACCGGCAGCTCGCCGCGCACAAGGTCTCCTCACTGACCCAGCCCGAGCAGGTGGCCTGGGTCAGCACCATCTGGCGCGGTCGCGACGACGTCGAGGTCGCCGGGCTGCCCGATCGGATCTTTGAAACCGAGGTGTTCTCGGAGACGGTGATGGACATCGACGGCTGGCAGCAGTGGCACGAGACCGAACAGCGTGCGCTGGATTGTCACCACGCCGCCGTCGCCTGGGTTTGCGGGGTGATCGAGAACCCCACGGTCGAGGACGTCAGGCCACAGGACACTGTTGCCCAGCGCACCGACGAGGTCATCGCCGCCATCGACACCGCGCTGGGCTGCCAACAGTGCGGCAACGACCTGGAAGGCAGTCCCAGCAACGACTTCTGCCGTGAGGTGTGCCAACAGGACTGGCATCGAGCACGTGTCGGCGTCAGTCCCATCCTGGACGGCACTGGACACCTGCGGTTCAGCGACCTGGTCCGACACGAGCCCGGCCTGCGGCGAACCGACTACGCGAGCTGGGAAGACTGGGTGGTACGCGTCGAGCAGGACCTTAACCGCAGGCTGCTCGCGTCGTGCTACTTCACGTTCGACACGCAGGAACTATGACGTGGCGGCCGCCGGTGGCATGTCCTGGCGGTCGCCATCTTCACCAGACACAGAGGAGTTGGTAGTGCCCACCGCGTTCGCGGCCGTCGACCGCACCAGCGACGTCCCGCTCAACGAGCAGGTCATGGCCGCAATCACCCAGGCCATCCGCAACAAGGAGCTGAGGCTGGGCGCCAAGCTGCCCCGACCCGCCGACCTGGCCGAGGCGTTCGGCGTGGACTACTCGACGATCTACGTGGCGCTGCGCAAGCTGAGGTCGGCGGGGATTGTCGAACGCGTCGGCCCTGGGGGACTGTCGGTCAGCCTGGATCAGGGGGGCTACTGATGGCCACCACACCGCTGTCGGAGAACCTGAGCAGCGCCATCGCCGACATCATCGGCGCACTGGGCGGCATGGACCCCTACGTCGGCAACGCCTGGGTGGTCGAGCTGCTGAGCGCACTGCCCGCCAGCGCCACCCCTGTACGGCAGGGCCATCACAACCCGAATCTGATGTACAGCCAGCACGTCACCGACGAACGCGGTACCTGCATCGCCTGGTTCCAGCGCACCGCTGACTGCGCGCGGGCGGTCCGGCTGATCAACACCTACGCCGCGCTCGATGAGGCCGACAGCCCGATGGCCGTGGTGGACGCGGCATTCGACCTGCTCCGCACCGCACTGAGCGCTATCGACCTTGGCCCCCGGGAAGAACTCGTCGAGCGGTTCACCGCGTCGCTGTGGCGCACGGTCGACGCCGCGTGAGGCGGGCGGGATCCAGGGCGTCACCGGGATCCAGCAGCGGTTCGAGCTGCTGGTAGGTCCAGCACGGTCCCGCCACCGGCCGTCCGCGGTCATCACGGCAGGTCCGGCAGCGCGAGTCCTCGGGTGCGAGTGGTCCGTGCAGGGTGTTGAGCATGAACCAGCCCGGCACCAACGCCACGGCGTCGGCGGACCGGACGGTGCCGGACGCGAAGGTGCCCGCACCTTGGCGCGTGACCGCCAGACCCTCGTGCACCAGGGCACGCACAGCGTCGCGGACGGTTATGTGAGAGACACCGAAGCGCGCGCACAGCTGTCGATGCGTGGGCAGCTGCGCACCGGGTTCGTAGACACCCGCGGCGATCTCGTGAGCCAGCACGCGCTGGATCTGGACGTACAGCGCCGTCGGGTCGTCCAGGTCCAGTTCGGACATCAGGCGGCCACCGGCGGACAGGTCGTCGGCGGCAGCGCGGAGAGCTGCGTGTGCAGTGCCAGGGTGGGCTGCACGACGTGGAACTGGCCGTCGGGGGAGTCCACGGCGGGCATGGCGATGTAGCGAGCCGCGATCCCGGCGCGGTCGAGGTCGGTGGCCCGATCCGTGGTGGTGTAGTGCACCAGCACCACGCGGCCGAGGTGGCGGGTGAGAAACATCGGCAGGCCAAGCAGATCCTCGACCGGAGCGCCGTACAGCGTGCGGTCGGTCGAGTCGCGCAGAGCAACCGCTTGGTAGGTCTGGACAGCCATGTCGATCAAAGTAGCTGCATTAACAGCGAACTGTGGTCAGGCCGACGGCGTCAGTGGTGCACCATTATCGGTACGTCCACTCTCGACATAGGAGAACAGCTATGCCCTCTTGCGGCCACCTCCGTCATCATCCCGAGTGTCCTACCTGCACCACATCGCGGGAGGCCGAGGATGTCGAACTGGCGGAGCAGCACATCAAGAACAGTCCGGTTCCGCTATCGGAGCGCGGCAAGGATGCCGTGCGCCAGGCCTTCATGCGCAACAAGTGAGCACCGCGGATCTGCTGGAGCGCCCGGTCTACACCGTCCGAGCGGTCCAGCAGGACGACTGGTGGGTCGCCACCGTCGTGGAACTGGAGCACATCGCCACTCAGGCCCGGCACCACTACGAGATCCGCGACCAGGCCCGTGGGTTGATCGCGGCGTGGCTGGATATCGACATCGCGGGCATCGCGGTGGCCGTGACGCCCGTGCGGATCCTGATCACCGGTTCTCGGTGGTGGACGGATGTCGCCGCCATCATGGCTGTGCTGGCGCGGTACCGCGAGCTGTACCCCGATGCCGTGCTGGTACACGGAAACTGCCGTGGGGCTGACCTGATCGCGGCGGAGATCTGGCAGAACTGGGGACTGCCGACCGAGGCGCACACCGCGGACTGGGCAACGCTGGGCAACCGTGCCGGGCCGGAACGCAACGCGACGATGGTGGGCTACGGCGCGGTGGTCTGTCTGGCGTTTCCCATGCCGAACTCACGCGGCACCCGGGACTGCATGCGGAAGGCCGAACGCGCGGGGATCCCAGTCGTCCAGTTCCCAGGTCTCTACTACGCCCGCTGACATCACTGATGTCAGCCCGGTAACCACCCGATCGAGTGGTTGTCTGTCTCAGATCGTTTCATCCCGTCCCATTTCGTCGTCATTGCGTTGCAGGGGCCCGTATCTGCCTCGTGCTGTGGCACAGTCGGTACCGCGCCTCTCACTCTTGGCGGGGGACAGGAACTGGCAGCGGCCGCGGGTACGGCCAACCCTGATCGCCTTCTGCCAGGAAGGCGCCAGGACGAGTGGGGACCTCTGTCAACCTCGCAGACGAGGTCCCCACTCCTGGCCCTGCATTAGGCTGCGCGGCCATGGTCGACGATGACGACACCGTGTGGAACCCGTATCTGGTCCACGTCGTGGTGTCCACCGAGGTATTCGCCACCGGCGCGATGGAGGCTCAGAACATTGCCGAGCACCTGATGCGGTCCGCGGTGGACACCGCGGGCGAGGTGGATAGCGAGGGCAAGATGACGCTGACGATCCACCGCAATGGCGGCAGGTTCGACGGTGTGGTCATGCAGGTCACTACCCTATGCGCCGACCGAATGCACCGATGCGCAATCTCGCCTGCGCCGGTGGCGGTAGATGGCCAGGCTGAGCAGGACCGCGCCGGAGGTCAGCCAGATCGACAGTGACGCCACGCAGTACGGGGAGAACCCGTTGAGCAGCAGGTCTTCGCTGTCGCTGGCCGCACCCAGGGTCCACGCAGCCGTCACGCTGGCCGCGTACGCCGCGTACCGGGTGCGACGGGCGGCCAGGACGATGGCAGCGGTCAGAAACACCATGCCCAGCGCGAGGCACAGAACGACGAAGACCGCCTTCGGCATCGGTAGCGACAGAGCCACCATGTCCGCGGCCGAGACGGCGGCCGAGATGACGAACAGGATCGTCGCCCCGCCGGTGACGGCAGTGCGCGTCCGTGGCGACAGAGTGGAGGACATGACGGCATGCTGGCACAGGAAGACAGGCCGGTATGGGCGATGCTGATTGCCGCGGCGCAAGAACTGCTGGTGATGCACCAGCAAGGTCGGTCGCTGTCGAGCACGGCATTGCTGCACCTGGCACAGATGGTGTCCGAAGAGGCGCGGTTTGTACGCCGCAACGGACTGTCCGGGGCCATGGTGACCTCCAGCCCGACCTACAGGCTGGCCACGGTGGTGTGCGAGCGGGCGGCGGGGGTGGAGGACCGAACGAGCGGTGACCTGGCCGTACGCATCGCCGACGCACTGCGCGACGCCAGCTTCGTCGATCCCGATGATGACACCGTGCCCGTGTTCGGCTACCGCAGGCACGCCGGGGGCAGCCCGGGAATCGACCGCTGGATACCGGTAGCGGAACTAGTCGCCGTGGTCTTGCACGCGGCACGGGGAGAGGCCGGGACATGATCGACGCCGAGCACGACGTGGTGATCGTGACCGCACCCATCTGGGCCTTCGCCGATCCGTACGCGGACCTGGCACCCGACGCCGCCCGCTTCCGTGCGGGCCTGCCCGAGGACTACCAGCGGTTGCTGATCGGCCCGGCAATCAGCGTGGTCAACGGCTTCCTCACATGGATCTTCACTTCGGACGGCCACTACGAGAACTGGGACGACGACGCCGCCGAGGCCGCCGCACTGCGCGCGGAGTTCATCGCACTGTGGGATGTCGCCTATCCCGACGGCATGGAGCCGTTCGCCGTGGTGCACATCAGTTACGGCGGAAAACGTCCACCGGGATACCGGGCCAGCATCGAGTACGCCCGGGTGTAAGGACCGATACCCTCAGGACTCCCAAGCCCCTTCCCCACTTCAGGAGCACCCATGGCTCTCTGCGACAAGATGCACACCGGCGGGAAGGCCACGCCGTGTCCGGTCTGCAAAGCCGACTGCGAAGACCACTCGTGCACGTGCTTCGACTAGATGCTGAACACCAGGCGAGGGCTGTGATTCACGATTCGTGAATCACGGCCGCACCCTCTACCACGGTGACGGGAGCCGAATATGGGTGCCCCAGATGCGTTATCCACCCCATCGGGTGACGGACAAGCGGCGTCGGTGCGACGTCAGGCGCTGGACGACGAGGAGTTCGACGACCTGGTCAGGCAGTCCAGCCTGAGCACCCACGCGGTGCTGGCCATTGCCCTACGCGTTCCGCCGGACGAGGTCCTGGAGCTGCTGAGACAGGCGGCGGTGATGACGCGAATCCGTAGGCTGCGGCCTCGTGAGTGACGCTGACTCACGTCACTGGTACAGCATCGAGCCCGCTGACGCGGTGGACATTGTGCTGCCCACCGAGGGGATCATTGGGCCCCGTAACGAAGAGGGCGAATTCTGTCCGTGGCCCTGGGAACCCCAGCAACTGCGCGGTGTGCCACTGGGGCAATACCACTGCAACTACTGCGGTGCCATGTGCGCCTGCGGGGTCCCTCATCCGGACTACACCGATGAGGATCTGTAGGACGCCTAGGCCTCGACGGGGACGGCGAGGGTGAGCTGGCGGTGCAGTTCCTCCAGCTCACCCTGGGGCACCGGATGCAGGTCGACAGGGCGCCTGAACAGGAGCAGCGCGGCGCGCACCAGCATGGCCGAGACGATGTCGGGGACCGGGTCCAGGCCACAGGAGCGGGCGACGCAGGCGCCCAGGGGAGCGAAGCTGAACGTCTCGTGGTCTTCAGCGGCGGCCCGGATCACTTGGTGACCCGAGGCAGCGACGGTGAACAGGATGTCGGGCTCGCCGGACAGCACAGCACCGGCGGGGAACTCGCGTAGACGGGCGAGGATGGCGGCGGTGACGCGGTGGGCGCCGGGACCGTGGATCCGAAACGGGTAGATGCCACAGAACGCAATCGCCTCGATGATGAAGATCGCCAGGATCAGGGCCACGTGCAGTAGGCCGGTGCCGGGCCAGCCGTGGTAGACGCCGTAGGTGATCTCCAGGGCGATAGCGGTGGACAGGGCGACGGCGGGCACGCCCAGCAGTAGCCAGGAGGCCCGGTGGTAGAGCAGGCACAGCATCACGGCCACCGTGGTGACCGAGCAGAGCATGGCGAGCACGAGCAACGACAGCTCGCCAGGGATGTCCAGGGCCAGCATGACCAGGGGTGTGGCAAACGCGGCTGCCGCGGCGGCGAACACGACGTAGAAGATGACGTAGGCGATGACCACGCGTGATCTGCGGCGGGGAGTAGGCATGGCTGCGGAGGGTAGCGGCCATCGAGTGTTCCACGAACGGGTCATACGCCAGGGAAATCCCTACGCAGTGTCACTACATCGATGGCGATCGTGTGCCGGTAGGAGACCCGAGAGTAACGACGCGGTGCATTCTTTCAACGTTTCGTTGACAACAGGACGTTGAAGAACGACGATGTCGGCATGCCTCCCAAGAAGCCGACAGTCATCCCGGTGGACCCGCGCGAAGCGCCCATCACCAGCACGATGCCCGCGATGGATCGGCTGATCGTGCGCTACCCCCAGCTCAACGGCCCCGACCGCGAGTACCTGATGCTGCACGTCGTATCCCAGATGGACCAGCAATCCATCTATCGCGACAGCCGGATCCGCAACTGCCCTCCAGCCAGCGCGCAGGACGCGCTGGACATCACGGCGTTCGCCGCCAGCGTTCGCCGCCAGCTGGACTGGGCCACGGCCGACGCCATCGACATGTGCCGCCGTCGAGGCATCTCCTGGAGGCTCATCGCACTGGCGCTGGGACTGAACAGTCCACAGGCGACCGAGAGGGTACGGCAGCGTCTTGCACCCGCGAACCTGCACGACTACACACTGGATCCTGAGATCGTGGCCGCGGTGACGTGGAACGCGAAAGGCTGATGATGCCTGAACGACAGGCACCGCCGGGGTGGCCGCACTACCGCTGGTTCACGGCATGGTCGGGCCGAGTCAGTCACGCCACCCCAGTACGCGAGAATCCGGGAAGCTGTAGCCGGAACACCGCGTGCCGTAAGCAGTTCGTGGAGAACCCCCGCAACCGGGCTGACCGCCGGTGCCGCAGGTGTGTCCACATCGTCAGCATGCCCGGCAAAGGGGAATCGTGACTGTCCCGTTCTATGCCCGCTGGCGGCCGGGGACATCCCGGGTGATCGGTGGGCTGAACCCCTTGCCTATCGACCACATCGCCTATTGCCAGCCGTGCTCGCTGTGCACCGCGCCGCTGGGCGACGGGCTGCCCATCGCGCTGTACGTCATCGGCCCCGACGGCCCGGAGGACCGCGAACGCCATGATCGGGGTCAGGTGTACTCGGCGCGAGCCGCCGCCGTCCATGCCCGCTGCGCCGAGCGGTTGGCGAACGAAATCGACGCCAGCAAGGAGAAGCGTGACCACACACGTCAGCATCGATCCTGAGCGAGTGGCACTGGGCACACGGATCCGTGCCGCGCGCAAGGCCATCGGTGCCACCCAGCAGAAGGTCGCCGAGCAGGTCGGCATCAACCGCAGTGCGCTGTCGGAGATCGAGGCAGGCCGACGGGGACTGCCCACCGGTGAGGGAATCGCCCTGGCCATAGCCCTGGGCACCTCACTGGACGCCCTGCTGGCCGACGATCCCCCGGCGGGGACCGCGACCTACCCGAGGGTGCCATTCGAGCACCACGCAGCGAAGTACAGCAGGGCCAGCAGAACAGATCCACCACGACGTGAGCCACGAGAAGGAGACGGCATGGCGCAGGACAGTAGTGGGCAGCGCGGCGACGGCATGACACCGAAGCAGCTGCTTGAATACGCAACTTTACTGGTCCGCATGTGCGCTGAGGACATCGAACGCGGCGTGGTGATCAACGTGGCCCGCGCCTACTGCCCCGGCGGGACAATCTCCGACGCCGACGCTGACGCGGTGTGCGCACTGCTCGATACCGCCACGATTACGTTGACACCATGGCGCCAGACGGACTGCTGCGGGAGACCTTGACGCGGCTGCATATGACCCAGGCGGAGCTGGCGCGACGCACAGGAGTGTCGGCCAAGCACATCAACGGCGTGTCCCGAGGTCACGTCATGGTGTCTTATCGATTGGCCTACCTGCTGGAGCGCGCCACCGGCGTACCCGCGCGGGAGTGGAACGCGGCAGAAGCCGAGCGGCAGGACCAGATCCTGCGTGAGGCTGACCCCGCAGGCGCGGACGCGGCACTTCCCGGTGCCCGCGAGCCGCGTAGAGGTGCGGCGACCAGGGGCGGGAAGTGGCGCGTGCCGCTACGCGGCGGTGTCTACAGCGGCTGCACGGTGGCAATGGGACCCACGCTGCTGTTGCTGCCGGACCTGCCGACAAGGGCCAACCATCAGGCCGTCGCGAATTGGGTGGCCGACAGCTCGGTATACCTGATCTACGAGCTACGGGTGATCGAGGCCGATCCTCGGGTGGCGTATGTGTTGCAAGGCAGTGAACCGTCGGTGGGACACTCGTCCGATGGGTAAGCGGCGCAGTGCGCAGGACGCGGAACTGGAAGCGATCTATGCCCAGGTACCTCGGGTCAACTGCAAGGGTCGGTGCCAGTACGCGTGCACGGCGATCGACATGACCCCACGCGAGGATGCCCGGATCCGGGCGGCAGGCGTGGAGATCACGCCACACCAGCAGGCACTGGAGCAGATGAAGACCGGCGGCGACTTTGCCTGCGATGCACTTGACGCCGTCGGCCGGTGCTCAGTGTATGAGCTGCGCCCGCTGGTCTGCCGCGTCTGGGGCACTACGCCATCGCTGAGGTGCGCATACGGCTGCGAGCCCGAGGGCGGCTGGCTGACCTACGCACAGACCATGGAGCTGCTCAACGACGCCCGCCGTGTTGGCGGAGACTCAGCGCACGCCGTGGCGCCGGGCCAGTGCACGGCCAAGCTGGAGCGCAACCCCGAACTGGCCCGCGCACTGGAAACCATCGCCAGCACCTCCCACATTTCCCCCATCCGATCCCCATTCAGGAGGAACCCATGATCAACGCCGACCGCGTAAACGACTACGCCCAAGCCATGCGCCAGGCCGACCCACTGTTCGACGCCGACGACCAGATCCCCGTGACGGGACCCATCACCGACGGGCAGCAAGCCCTTGAGGCATTCATGACCGAGAGCGACCAGGAAAGGGCTACTGGCCGGTAGCGGCGGCGCGGTCGGTGTCGGTGAACTCCGGGTTGCCCCCGGCGGACGCGGTCGCGACGTAGGACTGGGTGGCGTCCATTACCGCACGGGTGCCGTACGGGTCGTGGCTGTAGGTCAGCGAGCTGCCGCGGCGCACACCCAGCCGTAGGGCGACCTCGATCGCGTCCTGGTTGGCGCCCAGATACAGCACGTGCCAGCCGTAGACGTTCTCCTGGTGAGCCACCATCTCCTGGACCTGAGGCCAGGTGTAGTGCGTCGAGCTGTTCTCCTCACCATCGGTCATCACCACGAACACCACGTGCCCAGGCCGCTCGGCCTCGGGCATGGCCGCCAGCTCCGCGCCGAACATCACCATGGTGTCGCCCATGGCATCGAGCAATGCCGTCCCACAGCATGTGGTCAGCACGAACGGCGGCACCTGGTCGGCGGGCAGCGACGGACAGAACGTCGTCAGCTCATCGTCGGAGAACGTTACGATCCGCACCGTGCGCCGTCCCTCGGCCCCGACCTGCTCGGCGACGAAGTCGTTGATGGCCTGCTCAGTGGCGTCCTTGATGACGCTCATCGAGCCCGAACGGTCAATCAGCAGGCAAATGGCGGTATAGCGGGAATCGGTCATGGCAGGGGAGGGTAGCGGGCCCACCCCGGACGGCAGGTGAGGTCGGTCAGTACCAGCAGTACTTGGCGCGGCCGCGGGGCTGGTCGGGAAAGGGCTCATGGCCCAGTCGCAGGGCGCGCCGTGCGGCGTAGCGACCACGGCGGGTATGCCAGCGGCGCTCGAATTCCATGCCCGACCACTGGCCACCCAGGTCACGCAGGAACCGACGGCCATCGGCCACCTGAATGCGCACCGGCGCCGTCTTGTCGGTATGGGCCATAGAAACAGCCTAGAGCGACTGCCGTGGCGCGGACACCCTAGCGTCCAGCTGGTACGCGATGCCGCCTGGCTGGACAAGGTTGGACGTTCCTGAACGGACTCGAACGTTCAGGAACGTTCGGGAATGTCTACTCCTGCACCAGATCCAGCTCACGGGCGGCGAAGGCCCAGATCGGCTCGGCGGAGTGGTAGAGCGTCTGGAGGTAGCGACGCAGCGCGGTGGCCAGCGCGGGATCGGTGTAGCGCACCCCACCGAGCTGGAGACCTCCGGCGGTGTAGAGCAGTCGGTAGACGACGTCGTCACCCAGGACACACACCTCCGGCGGCCGCCGCTCACCCAGCAGCGCGTGGCGATCGGGGGTGAGCACGTGGCAGTGCCCGCCGAGTTCGTCGCGCAGCCGCAGTAGCGGCAGCTCCCAGCGCATGTATGGCGTCAGCGGCAGGTCGACCACCCGAATCCGGCAGGTGGCGAACCCGCACTCAGCAACGCGCCGGTAGTAGTCGACCAGCTCCTCCCGCCGGTCGTCATGCATCGCCACGGCGCCAGCAAGGTCACCGGCGACGAACGCCTGCCAACTCCGACTGCGGGGCTCCACAAAGACCTGCCCGACCTCCAACTTCCAGAAGCCACTGGGCCCGATGCGCCAGAAGTCCTGAGCGAAGGCGGCCAGGAACTCCTCGCCCAGCAACTCGGTGCCGGGCAGCTCGGCGAACTGGCCGTGGATGTCCAGAGCGGAGGTCGGCGTCATGACGGGGGAGGGTAGCGGGGGCCAGGGGAGGTGTCAGAAAGTGTCAGAAAGTGTCAGAAACCTGCCAGTACGTGGACACTGCGATGACATCCGCCGCCGCGGTGCACCACCTGCGGCACACTGCCCGCATGGACGTGAGCGGCGAGGCCCTGGACATCATCGACGACGACCTGCCCTACGGCTGGCACGTGGTCGACATGGTCGACGGCGTGGCGATCGTCGACTGCGCAGACGACATGGACGAGGACTGAGTTGGGTCAGCCTCAGAGCGTGTTCCGTCCACGGAACGTCCGGTGGTACGGTCGGTGTCGGTTACCGCGCAGACCTGCCCGAGTGTCACCCCGCTCACGCCGGGGGACGCGCCTGAGGGATTCAAGACGGCTCCGACGTCCGCGCACGGCGTTACCCCTGATTACCGGCGACTCGACGTGTCGACGCGGCCAGGCGTGAGGCGTGCCCGCGTCGAGAAACGGTCGAGACATGCCCCGCACCACACTGCCCCGAGCTGTGCAACGCGACGTCAAGGCGCGCATGGCGCACAGCGGCGAGAACTACACCACGGCCCTGAAGTCCGTCCAGGCCATCCGCGACCTGATGGTCACACTGGACGTCGACTACGACGCGGCGCAGGCCTACCACGACGACCCGGGCAACGCACTGCTGTGCGCGAGGTGCGGGTGGGTAGCGAGCATGGCCTGCGCGGAGTGCTCAGGCTGCGGCTGCAACCGCGCCTGCACCGGATACCGGCACGAGATGTACATGGACGACGAGGAGCTGAGGGAACGTCACGCCTGCGACGAGTGCGGCGGCGACTCCACCAGCCCGTACGGCTGCGGGTGTGGACAGTGAGGGCACCCGACCCGACGCTGGCCCTGGAGCGCGGCCTGCGGGTGTTCCCACTACCGCCGGGAGCCAAGGCCGCGGTACCCGGCTGGCAGCACACCCTGGCGACCGGCACGCCAACACAGATCCGGGAGGCCTGGCCCACCGGCGCCAACATCGGCATCAGCTGCCGGGCCAGCGGGATCGTCGGCATCGACCTGGACCGCCATACCGACGGCGGGATGAACGCGGGCCATGACGGGGTGGAGCGGTTCGCCGAGGTGTGCACCCGCTGGGGCCAGCGCCGCCCGGTGACGTTGGAGATCGCCACCCCGAACAACGGACGCCACCTGCTGCTGCGCGTCCCCCGGGGACTGACCGTGCCGTCGGTCTCGGGCGGCAGGTCCCGGCTGGGCCCAGGAATCGACATCCGCGGCCCCGGCGTCGAGATCGGCGGCTACCTTGCCGGAGTCGGCTCCATGGTCGACGGCCGCGAGTACACGATCGCGGTGGACGCACCGATCGCGCCGCTACCCGGGTGGATGGCCGCCCTGATCGGCCGGATGGTGCGATAGCAATCCGACTCACGGGCACGACGACCGAGTTGACGCAGGCGGATGCATGGGACAGGCCGAGGATGTCGAGCTGTGGACCACCACACAGGCTGGTACGTACTGCGGGGTCACCGCCAAGACCTACCGGGGATACGTCAGCAGCCTCGGTGCCCCGTCGGCGGTAGCCCGCGAGCCTGGCCGCGGCGGCGAGAACCTGCACGTGGCCGCCGATGTCCGCACATGGCATGCCCGCCGCGGCGGCCAAGGCAGGCGCACCGACCTGCTCGCCGACCGGCGTCAGGGGTGAGCCAGGACCGCGCGGGCGGAGGCGACGCCCTGTTCGGTGAGGCGGTAGTGCCGCCGCCACAGCTGGCGGCGGCCATCGTCGGACAGGAAGGGCTCCCACCGGGTGGCGACCCAGCCCGCGTGCTCCAGGCACAGCATGATCGGGTAGATGCGCCCAGCGGAGATGGCGCCGGTGCGAAACAGCGCCAGGCCGTGCGTCTCGTGGTTGTCGGCGGCCAGCAGGACCCGGAGAACGGCACGCGTCGACTTGCTCTTCGT